CCGCCTGTAAGGCGTACCCGTCAGCCTCTGTAGGCTCGCTACATAAGATGAAGGCTGCAGGCGCGCCGGCCGCGATCGTTATGATTTTTTTGATTTTTGTCATAACTTCACGCACGTTAAAGCTCCTCGAAGTAGGGCGTTTCGGCCACTTCCCAGTGATAAACACCGTTAAAGTCTGTTGTGTATAGATAAGTAAATTCCTCGCCGCATTTACCTATATTGTCCTCGAACTCTACAAAGCTTCTGTCTGTCCTGGCAGTCACGCCTTTTTCGCCACGATCTTTATAAGTTACGGTATATTTTCCATCGCCGAATGACTCAGCGAATTTTTCATATAGATCTTTAGGCAGATCGAATCTATGCCAATCGGTTTTTGACATTTTCATGTCGTAAGTTTCGCCTAGAGAGGATATATCGCCTAGATCCATAAGATCCTTGACTTTTTCTGGGGTATCGTAGAATTTTTTAAGAGTTTCGCCGACACCTTCCTTATATCCATCATGGTGACAATAGATGCTTCGAATTGTCCCGTCCTCTAATTGAATACCGATCCTTGCTCTTGTACTCATTTTTGGTCTCCCTTTGTTTAAGTTTGATATTATCTGGCTTCGATCACTCAGCTTTGTTATCTCGCCGCTCGCTAACTATTGAGCCGGCGCAGTTGCCGCTGAGTGGTTTTCAAGGCCTACGAGGATAAAATTGAATCTGAGAGTTTCTACCCTCGACAAGAATTAAAAAATAGGCCAGATGTTATTGGCCTATCATGTGATTTTTTTTCGTGCTATAATTATAACACGAAAGATTTTTCCATGATAGGTAACAATCATTCTTCAGACTTCCGTGTTGTTAAAGAGTTTTGAACTTTTTCAAATTCAAGCTACCTCTATTGTAGCACACTTATGCTAAAAAGTCAAGGCCACAAAAACAGAGTGACGCAGAAAATTCGCCATATTTTTTATTTTTTATGCGGCTTGGAATTTGTATTGCTGGAAGTATTCGCCTAGATGGCCTTCGAAGCTATGAACATAGCGTTCTGTAGTGGCCACGTTCGAATGGCCTAACATTTCTTTAGCGATCGGCAGCGGGGCTCCATTCTCTACCACATCAGTAGCAAAAGAGTGCCGGAGCGCATGCGGATAAAAGTTACTATACCCGGCCGCAAAAAATGGTTTACGCATACGATACCTTAGATCTTCGATCGTGAGATGCCTTGTCGACCCGTGTTTACCCCTAATCTCCCATAGGTAGTCCGTGATATGTTCGCGCCGGATCCAGTCGTCTAGGCGCACCCGTGCTTCTTCGCTCATATAAGCTTCACGGGACTTGTTGCCTTTACCTACAAAAGTGATTCTCCGGCCGTCTAGATTCATAAGTCGGAGATTCCTAAGCTCCGAGATCCTAAGGCCGCAGTCAAAACATAGTCTGATCAGCAGCCATTCGTCTAGGCCGTTGGCATATCTCAGCACCTGTTCGATCTGCTCTTTTGTGTAGTACACGCGGTTGGCCGGGGCCTCTTTTTGTTTCATGATCAGCCTCAGCTTTATTTTTGGCATATTGACGCCCATATCCTGAAAATACCGGAGCATAGCGATCACTGTCGCGATCCTGGTATTGATCGTCCGGCCGGAGCAACCTCGTGCCGTCTGCTCTAGGATCCAGTCATTGATATGTTGGTTAGTGATATCTTCTATGCTATTGATCTTAGCGCTCTCCACCAGTGATTTATAGGTCCAGATCCGGCCGTGCATAGTTTGCGGCGTCATTCTTCTGACCTTTTCACAGTATTCTAGATATTCTTCTACTTGCTTTTCAATTTTTTTCATAATAACTCCCTTTTCAAAAGGGCGCACCGGCTTCGGCTCCCCTCCAAGCAAGAAGCCGAGTGCGCCC